CATCTTGAATCCAAGTGCCTTTTAATATCCACTCTTCTACTACATCACCTACAGGTCCAAGAACATTAAATGTTACATCTTTTTTATAAAAATCTGAATATCCATCTCTACCTGTAACTGATTCATGAGATAACCTAATCCATTCCATTGCAGCTTGAGCCGCAGATGGTACAATTGGATCATATAATGTAATTTGTAATGACTGCCATGCAGCTTTACCTTTTACATATCTTTTAACATTCATATGATTAAGTTCAACTTCTTCAAAAGTGACTTGTGGCCTGTTGGCCGTTTTAATCATATATGCTGGAATACCTTCGACCTGCATAATAAATCTATTTTTTAGCTTCGGTTCGAAGGGTGTAAACATTATGTCTTGTGGTTCTAAAACATCAGGCATTATATCTCTCCTAAATAAAGGTTACATAATTTCATATATAAATATCTATAAAACAAAAAAAATGGGGTTTATATTTAATAAACCCCACCTTTATGTCTATCTACTATCTATTATTCAGGAAATGTTGCACCTGTTGGTTGAACTGTAAAGTCTAATACAATAAACTCTGCAGTTCTTGCTGGTTGAACAAATATTTGTCCATATAAGATATTTCTATCTATTGTATCTGGAGTATTATTTGTTTCATCCATTATAACTCTGAAAGCAGTCAACCCAGAATTAGATTGAACTTGTTCCATATACGGATTTACAATGTTCAAGAATCTTCGTCTTGTTGCCGCTGTATTTTGTTCAAACACCAAGAATTTTGAAGTTGAAGCGATAAACTTCTTCAGTTTAATCAACAGCCGTCTTACATTGATTCTATCAAGTGCTGATGCCTTCTTTTGAAGTGTTTTTTGACCCCAAACCGTTGCACCTTGACCTGGAAATGTTGCAATTGGATTAACATTTGAATCATACAATGTGTCACGATTTGCATGTGTTAGTTTTCTTTCTACTTGAACTGCTGAATCTATACCTCCACGATTTAAACCAGCAGGAGCGAACCAAGGATGTGCAACTCTGTCGTTGAATGCATAAACACCACCCATTACTACTGATGGTGGGACCCACACAGATCTACCCAAGTTTGAATCTTGAATTTGAACCCAAGGATAATACATTGAAGTATAATTTGAATCTCTAGCTTCTGCGGTGGTTGCTGCTGTTGTAATTGCTTGACCATAAAGACCTGGATCTGCAATAACAAAACAATCACCTCTATCTTCACACATATTAATTGCTTTTGATATGATAGAAGCTCCTGTCCCACTTGCAGCATCTGTAAGTCCTGGTAACATTAATAGATTTATATCATATTCATCTTGATTACCCAAAAGATTGATAGCGTCTTCATAAGCAGTTTTTCCATCCGTGGATGTACCTGGGTCAAAACCCTGCATATTTTGAGCAAACATATTATTATAAAATTGTGCTCCCATACTATTATCACTGTCACCAACATCATTTCCTAGTGCATCATAACCTATGTGACCATCCGTACCTCCCCCAAAAGATCCATGATGTGAACCACTACCTGGTCCAGGAAGTGAAGCACTTTGAGCGCCAATTCTTATATCTCCATTTTCATCAAGATAATCTGGGGTTTGTTTGATAACTTCAACTCTAACATATTTTGATTTATTTGGATAATCACCAATAAGTTGTAAATATGGATCAGTTGTTCCACTACCTTGTAATGAATAATACTGGTCACCTACTATTCTACTAATATAATTAGATGAATTTGGATCAAGTGATACATTATTCCAAGTTTCTAAAGTTTGTTTTCTCTTATTTGAATCGTCACCTCGTCTAATTAATAAAGTGAAACTTCCCCTGCTTTTATTTTGAGATGTGACTTCCCATCTAACATTATTTTTTGATCCTGATAATAATATGTTGTTTGATCCTGTTAATTCAATAGATGCACTAGGATTCTGGTTATTCATAAGATAACCAGTAGAAAGCGTATGTAGTTTAAATGATGAATTGGCAACATTTGGTAAAGTTCTTGTATCCGCGTCGCTAACCGCACTTCCTGTGAAGCTCATATGTGCGTCCGCACCAGTCGCGTTACTACCAGTTAATACAAAAGAATTTGCGGTAGAAGTACCTTGAGTTCCTTCAGCTAAAATTCTTACAACTGTCAAAGTTGATCCATGTCTCAAATATTCCCTCGCGGTGTATGCAGTTAAATGACTTACATAAGTTGAACTACTTAAAAAAGTATCTCCAAATTTTTGTTGATATTCGGAATATGAATTTACAATAGTTGGTATACCTGCCGGACCTTTAACTGTAGGACCTATCAAAGCTGCTCCTATTTCACCAACCCCAGCTGGTAAAAATGTTTGATCTATTTCGTTTGTAAATACACCAGGACTTACAATTTTTTCACTTGACGCCATTTAACTTCTCCTAAATTAATTAGTTTTAAATTTTTAATACCTGTTTTTACGCATAAAGTATTTCATATATAAATATACAATAAAAACTCCAAACGATTATTTTTTATTATATTTACTCTGATTTATTTGGTGTGAATACACCAGTTTCGGGATTTAATGAACCTTCACCGTATTTTTTTGTTATACCTTCTAAAAAACTTTTTTCTTTTACTTGCACATCTGTAAATTTTCCAGTTAAATCATTATCAATATTATCCAAATCATCTAATTGTTGTTCTAATTTTATTTTAGCTAAACTTAATTTACCAAACTCAGTTTGAACTTCAAAATATGAATCTTGGATTCCCTGAATAGTTTTCATTTCTTCCTCTGAGAATTTTGTTTCTTTTGCCATATGAATGTAACCTCTATTTAATTGTTTTTAATTCATATATAAATATATATAAATTATAAAAACCTTATTATTTTTTTTCTGTTTGATAATCAGTTGCATCACCTTCAAATCCAAATACTACTCTATTGGGTGAAGTATTTCTTATAATTTCAGATGTTTTATTGGTAACTGGTGTATTTGTAAATTGTGGTATTACATATCCTTTTAATAACATTCCAAAATCCGTTCTAATTAATCTTTCACCTTCTACCGTCATTTCTGTAGCATCAGAGAATGAGCCTTCCAATTGTGATAAGAACTTATAACTATGTTGGTCACCAAAATANGTATTTTCATATTCAATAAATAATTCAGTCAAATAATTCATNTGTTCTATATAATTAGTCATCATCACTATTTGATAAGTACAATTAACGAAATCTGGCATACCAGTTGTTANCGTTTCTACTGCTGGTTTCATNCCATTTTGTACTGCAAATCTATCATATCTATTTTCTTTAGACCAACTTTTTGATCTAACAACTTTTATGTATTCACCCGTAACATCTTGATCGAATGAAAGCGGCATCATATCATTAAATACAACATCAGTTCTTTTAATCATAATCAATGGAAACATTATTGAACCATTTTTATCTCTTAATACACCCCTTTTTCTGACAGCTTTCCATCTCTCTTCATTACCATATAAAACTGGAACTTTTATGGTTTCATTAGCTTCTTTGACAGTTGGTTTCATTATATTCTTAATATGATTTATCATAGTAATATCTATATCTTTTAATGTTATAGCATATCCTTTTGAAAAATCTTTACCAGGCACAACCGATTGTCTATCATTTCCACCTCTATTAACTTGTGAACGAGTTGATGTCTGTTTTCCTCTATTAACATTTTCTTTAGAAACTACATGTTTATTTGTAAGTGGTGTTATTGCCATTATTTTTTATTCCTTCTTCTTAAAGCTTTAAGTTTATCTTTTTTGTTCATAACTTTACCTTTGATTTCTTCCGAAGTTACACCGTTTATGTCTGCCTTGCTTATAGCAATCTCTCTTTTGATATCCACCTCAATAGCTCTATTCTTTTCAACTATATTTGGATTTAATGTTGTTAAACCATCTAATTTATTTAACACACCAGTCATAAACTCACTCATCTGAAGATTACCATTTTCTGGTTGATAAAAATGTTTTCTTTCACCATATACATCTTCTTCTATCAGATTTCCATTAATTTCTTCAGGTTCTGGCCGTGATGGTTGTTTAAAGTTTGGGTCATCTACATTAAACTTTGTTATTTTTTTATGTGTTATTACTTGTACTGCCATTATCTAGGTCT